GCAGTCCATGCTTCTTGTGCATTGTCATAAGCGATGGCTTGGCCTTCGTTTTTAACAGGTGCAGCGGAGAAGCCAGAAAGCTTGGTCTCTTCTTCGAAAGAACGCTCAGAGGTCTCTGTTTCGTAGATCTCTTTGTGCTCTTCGCCGTAGCGAGCGTACTCTAATCCGAACAATGCGTTTAGTCCAGGTAAGAGCTCTTTTAGTAGTTGTGCGCGTGAAATAGCCATTTATAAGCTCCTAATTAAACGCCAGTAGTATTGTTGTAGCTATGGAAGTTTCCGTTCCAAGTTACCAATACTTCAGGATAGCCGATGAAAGTAACTTGAGTACCAGACGCGATTGTTACAGCTGAACTCAGAGTTACAGTTGTGCTGTTTACGTTAGTTACATATACATAGTTACCACTATATCCACCAGTACCGCTTGGTGAACTGATTTGCATACCAGCTTGGATGTTGCTGTTAGCTGCGGTTAGAGTCAAAGTAGAGCTTGAACCAGAAGTAGAAGCTGTTTGTGTGACTGCATATACAGTATCAGGAACAACACCAACTACACGCAAAGGAGCAGCTGCTGTTACACGTACGTTACCTGTACCGTTAGATACAACACCGCCAGAAACGGAGGTTAAGGAATCACCAGTAGTGGTGGAACCGCCTGCGCCAGACAATGGGTATACGTTAGTACCGATAAACTGTGGGTTCATATAGCCCATACCTGCAGAGGTATTAGACAATGATGTTCCCTGTGAACCTACGGCTACTTTAAATACTACGCGTGGGTCGTCGATTACATAGGCAACCGCGTCGTTAGCGACAGTACTTGCAGGCCAGTATTGTGATTGAATAGGCTGTAATGTGCTTGGATTAGTATAAGCACAACCTACAAACACGCCAATGGTACCAGCGATAGGTGTTGTTGGAGAAGATGCGCAGGAATAAGAACCTGTCACCAATGTGCCAGCGGATAGCTGCACAATTTGACCATAAAACAAGCTAGTGCTGTAACCAGATGCAATAGGGATCATACGAGTTGATCCTGCATATGGTAAACCGCCAATCTCGTTTCTGGCCTGAAGTCCGTAAGGACCCGATATAGTTGGATAAGCCATAAAAACTCCTAATTAGATTAACTATTACCTTTGCCAAAGCTAGTCGAAGACTTATTCTCTTTAAAGAGGGGCATTCTTGGGTCGCTTTGACGCATTAAGTTGTTATCTACAGCCTCTGTCTGTGCACGGGTTTGGTCGGCATAAAACTTGTTGCGTTGTTCAACAAATTCAGTAGGGGTTTTGCAGAGTAACAAACCACCGATCTCAATATTGTCTTTGTATCGACTATTGGGATCAACTAGCATTTGAAACTGGGGTTGCTCTTCAATACGCACTGGCTCCCAACCTTCACGCAGTTTGGCGGAGAGATTGCGAGGGTCGGCGTTATTAAGCGTGGCCACACGGATCCAACGATATGCGAAACCAGCTTGTTTATCAGGTTCTGGCAGGAGCTCTGGTTGAGCCCAAGCGGTAGGACGCTCATAAGTTGAACGGGTTTCTAATTCACGAGTGATTCTGTTTGTAGCCATTTTTTAAACCTCCAATTTTAATACTTCACGGGAATATTGCTCTGGACTAAGCCCCAGTTTTCTAATCAAAGCTAACTGCGACTGCTTTAGACGTACCTGTTTGGAGGACGTACTACGCGTGGCCGGAGCTACTACCGTGCTTGGCTTAGTTTTTTGAGGGGTTTGATTCTCTTTAACCTCTGCCTGGGTGCTACCTTCTTCCTCAATATCGAAATACTCAGGAAATTTCTTCCGCATGGTTTGATCTATGCGTTTGTAATACTGGTCGGTACCAACAATATCCTTGCCGTACTCGTCCACTAATTCTTCATGTACACCAACAGCAAAGTTTGACATGGCTTTTTTGGTGCCATACCAAGGATTCTCATCCAACCAGGATTGTGTTTTGGCATCAACCCGTGGGCGCTGCTGTTCTACTTGCTGTATTTTTACCTCATTTTCATCTTCTTGTAAAGCGGTAGGCTTAAATTGTTTTGCTTGCTGTGCAGCATAAGTAGCTTCGCTCAATTTAGATTGCGCTTCTACAACACGATCGGCATCACCAGATTCAAGCGCTTCTTTGTATTCACGCTTAGCCATTGCCACTTGCGTGTCAGTGTGGCTCTGTACAGTTTCGATGTAGGTCTTTTCGCCAGCAGAATATTGTGCTTTGAGCTTTTTGTTCTCTTCAAGCACTTTACGGGCTAGTTCAATAGCTTCTTGTTGCTCACGCTGGGCAGCTTCTTTAGCCCTACGCTCGTCATTCCAGACCTTTTTGTACTGCTGGAGCCGTTCTTTTTGGCTCCTATGAGGCATATTTTCTTCTTCTTCGTCAGTAGCAGCCTCAAGTTCTTTTACCTTATCTTCAGGCATTGGCTTCTGATTGCGGTCTTCTGGCGGGGTATCGTCCTCAATTTCAATATCAACTTCGCCTTCTTCTAAGGGTTTACCCTTAGCTTCAACGTCAATCTCAATTTCATCGGGGAACTTGAATTCATCTTTGTCCATTTAATGCTCCTTAAGCGCGTTTGATGCCACGTGGGTCCTGAACTACGGCTTCCACTGAGTCATCGTTAATCATTCGAAATTCACGGCCATGTATCAATAGTCGTGAGCCAGCGTTTGGTCTGACAATTACGAAATCACCTTGCTTGCACCAAGGTCCGTTCGGAAAACGGGCTTTATCGTTGTAACAGTCGGGCCCTAAGTTAACAACAAACAGAACTGTAGCTAGCTTCTCTTCATAGTTAATAGTTGCGTCTGCTTTGAGAATTCCGCCATTGTGCTCTTTTTCCACTTCTGGGATAGCGCAGAGGATGCGATAGCCTGATGGGATTGGAAGCTGTTGAGCTTTCTCTTCGTCTGTTGCTGTGTACTGATAACTACCTACTATTTGTGGACTATTTGGGTTTGATCCAATTAGTATTTCACTCATCTGAATGCTCCAGGTTTTTTGCGAGGTCATTAAGTTCCATCTGCGCAGTAAGAAGACCTCGAATCTTCCCACACATAAACTGGTAATCGGCATAGTCTTTGGCTGTACCGGTCCCCAAGCTATCTTGCAAACCTTTAATTTGAACTTCTAGTTTTTGATCTAGTAGCTCTAAGGTTTTGTCCATCATTTGTTTTCACCCTTTTTGGAAGGTTGTTGACGTTGACTACGCTGAAGGTTGAATTGTTCCTTGGTTTTGGCCATGTCAATTCCTAACTTAGCGCCCATTTCTTCCGCCTTAGCCTGACGGGTCTTGTCATCAGAGATGACTTTAATCTGAGCATTCATACCAGCAATCTTCTCTTGGGAGAGAATTCGCTCACGCTCAATAGCTAATTGGTCTGCCTTAGCGGTTGCATCGGCAATAAGCTTGCGGTTCTTAATATCGACTTCCATCTGCTTAATCTGCAACTCTTGCTGCTGCATCTGGATAATCGGGTCTTGTGCTGCTTGTTGAGCTTGCTGGGCTTGGATCTCAGCAGTATCTCGTTGTAGCAGTTGTTGAGAAGCAATAGCAGCCTTTTGTGAAATAGCCACTTCAAGCATCTCTGGCATTGCGCGCTCATCAGAATCTTCTTCATCTGGGTGGAATGGCAATTCAAAGCCCATCTGAGTTTCCATCTGCTTGCGGTACTCGTAAGCAATGTGCTCGTTAATGTGCGCCATCATTGCTGCCTGCATAGCCTGAGCTTGTGGGTTCTGGCCAACTAACTGCATGATTTTAGGGTCCTTCATCGCTGACATATGGCAGGTAATGTGTGCCTGATGGTCTTGATAGAGGAACGCCTTGACTGGCTTCATCATTAATAAGTTCTGATTCTCGCTAATCGGATCTTCTGGGACTTGATCTTCTGGTAGCTTGACCAGTTTGTTTGCATTCTTAATGCCCAGTACGTCGAGCATCTGTCTATGCAAAAGCGGGAGGTTATACAACTGAGGAGCCCCTTGCGCCAACTGGAGAACTGCTTGGTACTGAACAATCTTTTGCGCCATCGTTGACGCATTCGGGTCGCTGACAGGGATAACATCACAATCGTCGTAGTCACTCTTCTTCGCCCGCGCAGGACCTTCCGTCGGTTCATAAGTGTACTTGTCTGGTGTGTAGTCACGAATAATATCCCGTAGTAACTTAAGTTCTTCTTTGAGCGAATAGTGGATGCGAGCTTGAACGGCAGACATCACCTTCAATGTTCTTTCCAGAATTGCCAAAGTTGTACCCACGGGAGCTTGAGCTGACATGTCGCTGATGTTTAAGTCAGCTGCCGACGCAAATCTACGCCCTTCTTCAATGATCTTATCTAGGAGGCCAGCCAATACCATACTTGGTTCTTTGTATGGCAATGGCATGATGTTGTCACGCATTGTTCCGCTTGGCACATCTACGTCACGGAATTCTCCAGGGCTTATTGGGGTGTCGTCGCCTTTGGTGCGCAGTCCACGGGTCTTAAAGCCACCAGGCAGATTCGATAGTGATCCTGCATCAACCAACTGGCGGAGGATAGAAGTGCCTGACTTAGCAAAAGCGCCGATGAGATGAATAAGACCAAAGCAATAGAAGCCAAAACCAGGTATGTAGCCGTAATGAACAAAGTGATTACGTTTTTGTTTATTTTCATCTTCTGGTCTCCAGTTACGACGGATAGCCAAAACCTCGCCCGATGATTTCTCAATGGTCACGATGTATGGCAGTGCAATACCCGTAGGCTTACCGTCTTTGTCTAAATCTGGATACTCATCCAAATCAAGATCAACTTGCATTTCCAATAATTTATAGCGGTCGTCAGTTGAAGCACGGAAACCCTGTTTTTCAGCAATCTTTTTCTCAACTTCGTCAAACACATCAGCTGGCTCTGGCAACTCAATATCTTTATAAAAACCTGCCACTTGCAGCTTGCGTAGCTCGTTCTTTGTTTTGCGCATCACATGTGTAATGCGTGGTGCTTGTGCTAATGATGCTGCACCGTAAGGCACAACTAAGTCTTCAGCTGGCACGAACATACTTACTTGACGATCCAATGACGGATCAAAATAAACTTTCTTAAACGCATTGCCAGATAAACCCAATCCCCAGAGCATGCGCTCTGTCTCTGGTCTGTACTCTTGCATCACGTCAGTCAACTGGTAGTTCATGTCATCTTGAACCCGCTCAGCAGCTGCTTTTTTCTCTGGTGTCTCTTTACCAACAATCTGTGTCTTAACTGGACCTGCGGCTGGGAAGATAGCCATGATGGTCTCAGCTTGGAACTTAACTAGAGTCTCACTAAGTAGCGGATGGTACACACCACAGGCACCTGGCCAAGGCTCCATGCGCTCTTCAATCTTCATACCTAAGAGCTGCAAGCCATCTACGTAGGTCTGTATCCAATCTTTACGTGAACTGATGTCTTCTTCAAAGTCACCAACTAGATCGCCTGATAGTTGTACAAGTTCATTTTCAGACATGTACTCGGCTAAGTTTGCATCGAAGTCCTTATCACTAGGCTCTTCTTTTTCAATCTTGAGAATCGGCTGACCATTAATGTCTAGCTCGACAGACTCTGGGTCCTCAATCGTGATCTCCATATCTGGAGCATCGTCGTTCTCAATATCGGCAATTCCTTGAGGAGCTGCGTACAAACCTTTTTCTATGGCCATAATTTACCTACACGTTATAGTAACCGGCGTTCCGGTACGATTTAAAATATTTTGGTTCTTCTGGTTCATCACTATCTAAGCTAATAAAGCCACCTCTTCGAAAGCGCAACATCGCTTGAGTCATGGAGTCCACTAAGTCATCATGCTCGCCTGATGGGAACGAAGCTGTTTCTTCAACCAACTCGTCCGCCCAGTGCGTATTCGGAACCCACACTCTCCCAGATGCAAATATATCAGCAACTGCGTTCAAACGGGCAATTTTATCGCTACCTTTGCTTGGAACATACTCTTGTACAGGTATACCCATCGCTCTAAGCTCAAAAACAAGCGGTGCACCAGATGCTTTTGCCTCAACAATCAGTGCATCAGGCTCCCATTCTTTGTAATGCTCGAACGCCATTGCCTTTAGTTCTGGAAACTCCATCCGCTTCTTAAAACTGTTGAGCAAGATGATATTTGGCACCATAACGCCCCGTTCATTGTCCTGATAGAACACCCCCCAAGTCGTACAAGCGCAATAGTCTGACCTTTGGGTCTTCAAAAAGGCCGTATCCCAGCTCTGGATCGTAAATTCGCACATCGGAGGGTCTTCGTGCTCCCAAATCTTCCACCATTCCCGCTTAACAATAGCTGAAACGTCAGAAGTCGGGCTCTGCATGTACTGAGCCATCCATTTGCCATTTGGCAATTCTTGATGAAGCGCTTCAAGCTCCTTTAATGACCAAAATTCAGGCCAAAGTGGGTCTCCGTCAGGCAAAATCGCAGGAAATTCAATAACTTCCCACTCTTCGCCTGATCTTTGCTGGGCTGCTTTGACAACTTGGCCAG